TCTGCAACCAAATGTTCCCCAAAATAATCCACCAAAGCATCGCTCACCTCTTGCGGAACATCAGAGCGCACCGCCTCAAAAGAAAGCTCTCCCACTTTGTAGCCGTTGAACTCTGGCGAACGAATGCGGGAAACTGGGCCACCTTGGGCGATTACGGAAACAGAGCATTCGGCGATCAATTTTCCTTTGTCGTTCTTCGCCCACTTGGAAATATGAGCATCGCCCATTGGACGGTTTTCACGCACCCAATGCAGTGCTCGTAAGATTGCGGACTTGCCGGAATCGGACACGCCAAGGATCGCATTTAAACCGGGATGAAATTCGAGGCGTGTATCTTGATGCGATTGAAAATTCTCGATTTGGATTGATTGAATCATTTCTTCTCCACAAAATGGCCACTCACAAGATTTTCTGGTTTTGTTTTTGCGGAAACTATTGCATCTGTGATCCAATCTTTTAACCGGATACGCAATCCGCTAAAAATCCCATATCCTTCGCCAGCCTTGATGCTCCAGCCAGCCTTGATGCCATCACCAGCCTCGATTCCATTTCCAGCCTCGATGCTCCAGCCAGCCTCGATTCCATTTCCAATCAATAAACTACCTGATATTGAAATCAAACCTTTTACAACAATTGATCCAGAGAAAAAGAAATGTTTCTTATCTTTTATTTCTTCAATTTCCAAAACATCATTTGTTGATCCGGCTTGTTGCAACAACCAAGAAGCATGAGATGCCTCTTCGCATTCAGCTAGTTTATTTAATACATCCTGATACTCTGCGTCATCTTCTGGGAAATGCTCAATAAACCATTTATATCCTGATTGACAAGCGCCCTTTTCTTTTAAAAACTCTTTAGTGATTTTCATATTTACTCTCCTTGATTAAGTCTGTTTAGTATTACACAACAAATCCGATATGCAAGCTATTTTTTGTTTAAAAGTTCATTTAAATAGGCTGCAATGAGAACGGCGTCACATCTGCCGTCAATCAATCCACCTCTAGGTCCCAAAAAAATATCTTCACCATATTTTTTACTGACGATAGCGAATGCCTTTTTTTTCGTATTCTCACCAGCGCCATAAATATTGCACCAGCTTTGCCATGCTCTTGGTGTCACTTCTGTTACTGGCAATCCAATCAGCGAGCATGATGCCTTAATTCGGCCTACATTTTCACCGAATGAGAATATAGATACTCGCCCATCCCTTGCTTGAGCTCCAACCTTTTCCAATGCAATCTTTCTTATCCATCCCTTATATTGAATCAGTAAAGGATGAATTATCAGTTCTGGTGAAGCGCTTAAATCATGCAATTCTATGATATTTTCATCTTTATCCATGATGCAGATAGCCCCCTTTTTACCAGGGTCTATCCCTACAATTAAATCAGAATGGCACGTCATCATGATATTTATCATCCATATCTTGCCAGTTTGTATTCACATCAATGTTCTCAATGGGTTGTCGAACAACTGAATGATCAAAAATGCGTCCAGTCACATTGTTATATTTACCATTTTTTTGCAGCATAATTTTAGCCGGTGGAACCAAAACTACATCACCGCCAACAATCAAACCAATCAAATCAGTAATTCCGCCATTATTTAGCTTTTCTTTGATCGAAGAACTGGATGTAACATCACCAGAATCTAGAATGTATCTATGAATTTTGAAATCAGGCAGCCATTCGGAAAATACACTTACACCACAATAATAATCAATTTTCAGCGTATCAGCTTTTCCTAATCTTGATTTGTGGCGCGATACAGACATAGATTGCACATCAGTCCATACTGGCTCTTGTCGTTTTGCAGAGATGATTTCTAGGCCCTTGGCTGCCTTTTCATCAATATTGATTGAGCGGTTAACAACAAATTCAAAACCACACTCAGGACAAACTTTAACACCGATAGGGATTTCGTTTGTGTCGCATTCTGGGCAAGTTCTGAACGGTGATTTTTTGCTTGCACCTTCCTTTCTAACTGGCGGTTTTATATCTTCAATGGGGCCATGTGTTTCAATGTTTTTGCCATAATCTAACAACAGAGCGCCTTCTGTTTTGTTTGGATGAGATCTCAATACGCGCCCCACCATCTGAACCCACAAGGCAGATGATTGCGTTGCCCGCAAACAAATCATGCAATCAGCATTTTTTGCATTAAATCCAGTGGTTAGGCAAGAGACTGAAATCAACGCCCTAAATTCATATCGTTTGAACTCTTCAATGAATTCAGCTCTATCGCCTTTATTTGTTTCACCAGTGATGATTTTATTTGATATTGAATTCTCATCTAAGATTTGACTGATGTTATGAGCATGCTCTACGGATGTAGCAAACACAATCCAACTGCGGCGGTCTTTGGCTAATTGTATGGCCTCCTCTAACGCAGGGCGAGTACTCTCCATGCTTTCAAATACATCACGTAATGATTTGTCAGTGTAATCATGTGTGGCTTGTGATGTCTTCAATTTTGACATATCAATAGTAACGGAACTATCAGCCGTGTAAATGTCGCAAAGAGCACCTTCATTGATTAATGTGGTTATTGAAACTTCATAGACAATTCGAGAAAAAAGAGCATCTTTGCCAACACACAAATCCCCACCGTCTAGACGCCATGGCGTAGCAGACAAACCAACAACTTTCACTCTTGGATTTATCTTTTTCAAGTCATCGAGGAACTGACGATAACGACCAGCGCCCTTATTTGATACAGTATGATTTTCATCAATAATAATTAAATCAACATGCCCAACCCTATCTGCCTTATCCCAAATAGATTGGATACCAGCAAACGTAATTTGATTGCGTAATTGTTTTTTACCAATACCAGCAGAATAAATACCGGCATCAGCACCAGGATATTGTCCAATCAACTCATCATAATTCTGTTGCAATAATTCCTTGACATGAGCCAAACAAAGAATTCTTTGAGTTGGCCAGTTATGGCAAATCTCTTTAATGAATTCTGCTTGTATCAGACTTTTACCACCACCAGTGGGGATTTTTAAAATCGGATTTCCTTTCTTTCCAGATGAAAAATAATTGTAAACAGCATCAATGGCTTCACGCTGATACCATCTTAAAGTCAGCATCTTTAATCCTTTTTAGTTGAATTTATCCGTTTTGGTTGAATCTATAAATCAACCAGTAACAGTTGCGTTGAAAATATCTTTCGTTTCGGTGAACACATCATCATTGATTAGAATTTTATTCATTCTGGTTAGTTCTGCCGATGTGTAACCTTTTCCACCAACCACTACATTTTTGAAATGCTTCCCTGAATCAGCTCGATACAAAATATCATCGCCATCAACTCCTAGGCATTCGCCATAGGTAACCAAACAAGGAATAAACAAATGATTATCACAGCCTTTCGATTGATATTCAGCAGGTACATTCTGATTGTATCGTTCACACTTCCAAGCGCCTTTATCACCATCAATCATCGGTGTTGAGTGCAAACATGTTCTGCAATTCTTTGCAGCACACGACTCGCCACCACATAACGTTTTGTAGGTGCATGAATCGCATTCTCTTGTAGTTTTAGCATCTGGCATAGTGTTAGCCTGAATAACCGACTCGAATCCACCAATGATGATTCCGGCCAGATCTTTATCAATTCTTATTCTGTCGGTGAACAACTCTCCAGTATTGCGATTTTCAGCAATAAAAAAAGCACGCTCAATGCCAAACAAAAACATATAAACCTGGATTGTTCGGAATTTTTCTATGTCGTGATTCAGAATTCCTTTTTCACCAATATCTTTGAATTCAACATCAGACATGGATGACACAAAAAGAATATGTTCTTTATTCGGTGAATCAGGCAAGCCAGACATGATAATGGCATCAATTTCACCAGCCACATGTCCATTAAAACACTCAGCTCTCCATTTTTTATCTGTGCGATGGTCTAATTTTTTTACATTTACACCAGCATGATAAAGCCGATTTAAAATTCTATCTTTTGCATTATCGGTCATCAAATCAATGGATAATTCTTCTGCATTCTTTTTTACATTCAATGCCCAATGAAATTGAAACCATTTTTTACGCTGGCAATCACTCCCGCAAGATTCAATCTCTAACGAATATGGCAAACTTTTATCTGCATTCTTTTCTAAATCTGACCGCAACAACTCAATAGTAGGCGACAACATCAATCCAATATTAGCCATGACCTAACATCCTTTTGTTAATTCATCAACTTTTCAACTTTTCGTCTTTTTGAAATCAACATAACATCAATCTCGCGCTTCACTTCTTACTCACTCTCACCCACAAGGGCTATATTTCTATAGCCCTTTAAGTTGAGTCGTGATTTATTTAGCCCAAGGTGCCTGACCTGTAGGCGCTGATTGTTGTGCTGGAGCCGCATTACCAAACGGCGATGATTGACTAACCGCTTGTTGCGGTGCCATCACCTGAGTCTTTGCAACATTCTCAGGGGTATATGGTAAGTATCCATTCATGCCGTTTTTAGCATCATAACCATCTTTAGCTGGAATAACCTTCACCTTACCAACCAGTGGTTTGTAGTGCAGTTCCTGCGTATCTTTTGGGGCAATAACGCCAACCACGTCACACATGATTGCAAAGTCACGGCGGGCCCAAGCTTCCGTGTCTTTATTTGCATTCTGGATGTTAAAGCTTTCAAAGAATTTACGGCCTTTGAATGCACCTTCCAACACTTCAAACTTAGCCGAAATCATGTGACCAGATTTAGTTGGTTTGAGTTCAGAGTCAACCAAATGCAGCACATAGTAACCAGCAGGTAATGGCTCGAAAGTCTGTGTTTTGTCATAAGAAGATGAA